TTACTGTGGTTTTTTATCGAGAATATAAGGTTGTAGCGCCTCTCGAACACGTGTTTGAATTAATTGCCAATCTTTTAAATTTACTCGTTTATAAATTACAATTGCTCTTGCTCTTGCTTTTAGCTCTGGTAAAAATAAGAACCGTTGCTCACACCCTCCTCCAAATTTATTACTATGACAATACATGATTGTAATTACATTACCATTTTCATCCTTATATACATAAAGATCTCTATTCATACCATGTCTTGATGGATTATCCAGTTTATACTCCTGTAAGCCATAAATTTCTTTGCCTGTAGGATGATAGGCAGTAGAGCTATTTTTAGGGGCACTCATAATATTGTCCCAAGTAATATCCATACTCCCCCCCCCATAGCGCTTACCACTTTCAATACCAACACTTAACCATTTACTATCTGGTCGGTCATGTTCTGCCTGATATTGAATTTTTGAAGTTTGTGGTGCTTTATAATATCCCTCTAATAACATACCATCGCTATAGCGCATCTCAAAAGCCATCGATTTAATAATAGAATCGTAGGTTCGAGGGTGTTTTTCGTATTCTAGTCTTTCTTCTTTTGTCCCTCCCCATGTATCGGGAGAGTCGTTATACTCCCATACAATAAATATGGTTGAAGGCAACTTTACTGGTTTGCCACCTAAGTTACCTGCCCAATAAGGTAAACCATATTGGTCTTTCGGGCGTTCAAACGCTGGAGCTTGTTGCTCGGATTCAGAATGTGGTTGGCAAGCAGCCAATAATAGAAGACTGGTTGCCAATAATACGAGTTTTAGGCTTGTTTTATTCATCTTAGATTCTCAAATGAAGTGCAACAGAGATTAAATTATTGGAAGGAAGCAAGATGAGCTAGCATTGTGCTTCCGACCGACCAAAGTCAAAATTGCATTCATGAACTATACTCATCTCACTCTTGAAGAAAGATATCAGATTTATGTTTTGTTACGTGAAGGTTTTTCTAAGCGTCATATTGCCTCGTTTCACTGCTGTGCGGTGGGAATCTTGCAAAATATATTTTTCATGGTTGATGTGTGGATTTGAGTGGAGATTCGTTAGGAATAGGCTATCGATAGTCTGGCATTTCGACTGTGTTTTCTTATTTTGATTCGAGTCTTTACCAGCTTGTTTAATAGGTTTCAAAGATCTGATTTATTTAAAATTCTTATTTTTTGGCATTGCCATCCTAAAATGAAAAAAGCCCATATCAATAGATATGGGCTTTTTAGAATTTGGCGTCCCTACGGGGATTCGAACCCCGGTTACCGCCGTGAAAGGGGCGTGATCGAGTTGCTTAATAGTTTTGTAAACTTTTGTAATTTTGCGTTAAAATTGGCAGGGCGTTTAAACATTCGTGCAAATTATCAGGCGCTAAGTGCGCATAGCATTGTGTTATGCGTGTATCTGAATGCCCCAGCAATTGTGAAACGTGGTAAAGCGGTACACCCTGTTTTATTAGAAAACTTGCAAAAGTGTGGCGTAAGTCATGGATTCTAACTTTGCCAATATCGGCACGTTCAACAGCACTAGAGAATCGTTTATAGAATGTTCTATAGTGATCATCGGTTTTTTCATTGTAAAACACCCATTTTTTGTGGTTTCTCATTCTGAGTAGGGCAGTAATTGCAGAATCATTTAGCGGTTTATAAACAGTCTTTTCATTCTTAGAAAGTGAATTTCTAACTATTAAATAACGATCATTTAAATAGACATTGTCCCAAGTCAATTTAAGCAGCTCACCCGACCTACACCCTGTATTCAATAGCAGCAATATATAATCATGTAGGTAAAAATTACCGAATCGTTTTGACTCAGTGAGAAGTTTTGAACATTCCGAAGCATTCAAAAATCGTGGGATGTAATCATCTTCAAAAAGTCGAAATCCATTAAATCTGTTTTTAAAATTCGCATCGTCTTTGTGTTTTAAGTAGTAATTGAATGCCGAGCGAATAACATTTAATTCCCGATTGATTGTACTATTCTTTACCCCAGAAGATCGGCGATACAATACATATTGATGCAAGATTTCAATTGTGATTTCATCGAATTGATAAAAATATTCCAAGTGTTTAAATTTTTCTAAGTATTCATGATCAGATTCAAACAAGCCATTAATTGCATAAAATTTCAGAATTTTTTTAATATCCATAATATAAGCCTTTGTTAATATTGAATTTTATTTGTAGCAAAAAGCAAAAGCAAAAGCAAAAGCGGAATTCAGCGAGGGTGTATGGGCGAAAATTTTGCACGTCACTCGTAGACACTCGTTAAAGAATATATTCGAGTGAGCAGGGGCGTGATGATGGCGAATCGACAAACTCGCTTTGTTAGCGAGCTTGTGAAAATCAAAGATTTTCAAGTTAACTTTGAAATTTAGTGTTCTATAAAAACGACATATGTAACAAGCAGGGCAAAAACCATGGAGGTTAAACAGTCAAGATAGCCGATCCAATAATATATTTGTGCATATTTATCCAAATCCATGATTTAACTCCCCTGTTTGTTGGGGTTGTGACCGTTGATATTCTTGCGTAATACGCTGATATTCTTGGAATTTTGCATATTCATTCAAAGAAATCTGCGCAGGATTTTGTTGACTAGATAGCGGACTATTGCCCGAATTATTGCTTTGAGCATAAGTAAAATTCTCATTTGAGTTAACTTGTTTGAATGGGTTAAACGGCTTGTCACCATTCATATATCGCTTGCAATCAGTTTGTGAAATGTCTAAACGTGTCGCTTGCTGTGAGTAGCATGTACATTTTTTATCGATGATTGCGCAACCTGATAATTGCGGTACTTGTTGTACTTGGTACTGGAAAGCTGTGTAGTCAATGTCATACGGTTTATTAACATTGTATTTCATGAGTTGTTCACGGTTATACTCAAGTTGTTTATTAAAATCAGCCCTGCGTTGTTCTTCTGTGCGATCATCAAGTCCGCCAAAGCCTTGCGGTTCATTAATTGACACAGATGACGCTTGCGATTCAACAACTTTTTTACCGCTTGCGTGATCATAGTTATCTTTGATTTTGTGTGCAGATAAAAAAGGGTTATTTGAGCCAAAAACCATATATAAGATCAATGCAATGACAGCAAGCAAGAATCCGCCTAATTTCCAATATAAAACAGGTACTTTAAGTTTATGTGTGTCAATCGTCGTGGATTGATAATTATCGAATAATTTTGATTCAGGTTTAAATTTTTCGTGTGATTCTGCTTTATTTTTTGCACCCGTTGAGTCAGGAGAATGTGATGTATATCGCCATAAAAACACATCAGCATATGAACGACCATAGGCACGGTGCAAGTGATAATGCTCACCAACAAGGCTTAGAACATGGTTGTGCAAGAAGCTCGGCGATTGTGTAACAAGGATAATGTCATAGCCTTGATGACGATGAGTTTCTAAACCCTTTACACGTTGATCACTAGAGAGCTTTTCACGTCCTTTGTACTGTAAGAAATCAAATTGCTGGGCTTCATCATAGATAACAACGGATCCGTGAGGACAATCAGCCCAATCAAGAGATTCGGGGAGCTTTTGAACGCCCTCATAGTCGAAATTGTCGATATTTGTATAGACTGGACGACCTTCTTTGACAAAGCGCATGGCATCGCTCACAGCTTTGGCAGTTTTAAATGAGCCGGGTTTGCCAGTATAGAGCTTAAGCATTTTTTATCCTCCAGCGCCCGCGCCATGCGTTACATGTGCGAGGAAGCGCACACGGTACGCACAGCGCAGGCGCATCATGTGAGTTTCTTCAATGAAACAGAGCTAGCAACAATAGTTGCACGAGCAATTAAAGCGCCGATCACAATAGATATGGCAGTATCTACGCCCGAGATTGAAAGCAAACCCAAATATGTTGGATCTACTGAATTTGATGCATTGATTGCTTTATTAATAAATGCGGTCAGTATTGATTGAATGATTGCGCTTGATACAATTGCAACACCAGCGCCCAATAGCACTTTTTTAGCAAAATTGGATAAGAGCCAAGAACCGAGCATAAATAATAAACGTGGCATTATCTCATTCCTAAAATAATGTAAGCGCCAGCAAAATAGGCACAGGCAATAATTGCCCAGCGGAGCTTAGAAAGTAATTCACACCAAGGCGACCACGACAAAGTTAGCGTTGAGGATTGACCCATCAAGTTAATGTGTACATTTTTATCTGCTGGACATTGTGACGACCAAGAAACATAGTTATTTTCATAGTCACCTACTGTATGTTCCTGTATTTCTGCTGTACCGTTTTCACTGAAATCGACACCCGAATCATCTTTAAGCCAATCATCAATAGATTGGATTTTGTCGTTTGTTTCTGTTTGCAAGTCTTTAATATCATTTAAATTTTGATTTGATTGATCTAATTTTTCATTAGTCTGATCAAGTTTTGCATTAGTTTGATCAATGCCATTTTGAACAGCATCTAACTTTGTATTCGTTGTATCTAAACGTGAGTTTGTACCATCGATTTTTGAATTGACCGTATCAAGTTTTGAATTAGTTTGTGCTGTATTTGATTTTATATCAGCAGTGTTTTGTGCTGTTTGTGCTGTATTACTCGCAGTTTGAGCTGTGTTATTTTTTACATCATTTAAACGTGCATTCGTTGTATCGAGCTTTGAAGCAACTTGATTCACTGCTGATGTAATTGCAGAACTTGCAGAATTAACAGCATTGGTAATGGATGTTTTTGCGTTGTTGACTGCTGTGGTTATTGCAGAAGATGCGTTGTTTACTGCGCCAACAATGGAAGATGAAGCATTATTGATTGCTGAGATAATGCCCTCAGAATCCATTGTATTACAGTTATTTGTGCCATTACATGAGCCGTCACCAGTTCCGTCAGGTGGTTGATTTGGGTCTGTTGGGTCTGTTGGGTCTGTTGGGTCTGTTGGGTCAGTTGGGTCAGTTGGCGGATTAGGGTTTTCAGGAGTACCCATATTTGTATCTACTTCACAAGTGTTGCCCGTGGATTCATAAGTTCCACCCCATTCGTTGTCATCAAAAGACATTGATGATAATTGTGTGTATTCACAGCCTGAATGACAAAACAAGTCAGGCATAGATGAACCATAGTAAGGCTCAAACCATTCCTCATTACCTGCCTCACATTGACTAGGAACATAAGTAAGATTGAAAGAAAACCAAACTGAACCACCAGGATAAAGGGCATTTAACTTAGTATGTGTGGAATCTGTGTCTTCAAATGTGCATGAAGCAACGTTAGAACGGTTAGCTTTAACTGCGGAACACCATTCTTCTTTTGTTTTATATTCAGTTACACCGTTAGTATATGCACCTGTACCAGTCCAACCAGCGAATACAGAATTTGAGATAAATAACAAAGAAATGAAAATCAAATATTTAAAGTATTTCATTATTTCACCATCAAAGTTATTGTGATCGTAAAAACAATGACAATGAGCCAATTTGCAATGTGAACAGTGTCCATGTCATCCCCTGAAATTGTTTAAATATTTGAATTAAAAGAGGGGGCGAACCCCCTACTTTTTTTATCGTGCAGCTGCTCGAAGATTACGCCAAATTGCAATACCCGCAGTAAAGCCGAGCCAAGCAACACCGATCGTTGCAGCAGCAGTAACAGCAAGACCAAGATTAGAAACGATCTCAGTCACATCATAGTCAGCAAAAGCGGAGGTTCCCGCAGTTGCAACAACTGCACCCGCACCGATTTTGTTTACAATGCGTTGTAAACGTGGATATTTTTGTTCTTTAGCAGTGTGAACAGTCACTTGTGTTTTTTTATCCATGAGATGATTCCCCTATTTTGGATAATTTTCGAAATACAGCTCCAGTGATGATAACCAGTGCAATAGATGCACTAATAACAACAGCTTGAGCCATTGTGATGCCAAGCAGATCATTTATTGTGATTTGCTCGACCCATACGGCGCATGTAGCGACATTGTTTTGTACGGTCAATTGCTCGCATACATACGCCATATTTAATGACCTCTTAAAAATTTGAGCGTTGCTTTATACACACAATAAATGTGTGCAATAACGCCAATTAATAAGAAGTACCAAACTGCATATATGATCATAATTTAGTCATCACAATATTTTTGATGTTTTTCTAAATCTTGTTTAGATACAAAATCTTGATCACATCGTGTACATGTGAATAGTGTTCGTTCCCATTGATAAATCACGGTTTTGCCTGTTGTGACGTTTTTGGCACAGGAACAACATCAAGAATAATCGTGGTCATTGCTTTACCATTGGAAACCTGTTGCATAACAACATCGGCAAGCAATGGCGATTCATGTTTATTCAGTTTTTCAATGTTTGAAGAAAGCCCCCAGCGCATTGATTCGCCGACTTGACCCCAGTAATTTGCACCCTCAGGTGTGTCAGCTTGGAAAAACACCTCAGTGTAATCGTATGTATTCCCTTGGAATTCGCCCTTTGAAGCACGAGCGCCCAAGATTACAAGTTGAGTTTTAAATTGCATTTATGAATTCCTCATAGATTGGTTTTTCAAAGTTGTAATCAGCACCAACGAATAAAGGGAATTCGTCAGCAAATGATTTTTGGATAGGTTGATTGGTACAAATTGCTTGATGAACCGCAGCCATTGAAAACTGTAAACGCTTCGGTACTTCGTCTTTATCAGATGAAAGCAAGCGAATTAATTCGCTTGGTTCGATGTATTTCGCAAAATGGCGCATATACTTACCGAATTGATGCTTCATGATTGAAATTGCTTTCAATTCATTGATTTTGCTTTGCTTTTTAACAATTTCCAATTTTGTCGGTAATGCATAATCACCAAGTTTTTCGATTAAAAGACGAAATGCAGGGTATGCACCTGAAAAATAATCAGTTGGATTCAACAAAATATCCAAAGGGATATGGGCTTGTGTCGCTTTAAATTCGATTTCTGCACGTACCCACGGAGACATATTGTCGCCCTCTTTTTTGCCACGTTCATAAATGCGGGCAAACTTATAACTGGTACGATCACCAATTGTTAAGGTACGTCCTTTACCTGTGATACGTTTCCAGTTACCTAAATGGTTAACCTCAGGAGGGCGACCACCTGAGAAAAACAACCCAGCATCGTCCCATTCGTCAGCCAACTCCGTAGTTATAAATTCGCCCTCGAAGTCATCAAAAGCCAAGTCGACACGGTTTAATTTTGCTTTTCTTGCTTGATCATGGAGAAAATCATATAGGCGTTCATTCCAGCCAAGACGTGCCAGTGAACAGCCTGAGCCGTTTATCTGCACTGCAATACGGCGTGATTTATGACCATATAAAACCATGCCCAAATTATCTTGTAATTCATAGGCGCATTGATACCAGTGCATGCCTTTATCACGTTTTTTACCTAATCCGAAACCGAACATTTCAAAAAGCCACTGGTCAAGGTGCGTTTCAATAGCATCGGTCAATGCTTCGATATTGTGTTGAGGGTCAATAAATGAATATTTTTCACCAAAAGTGGATTGGCAAAAACTGAATGTTACCCAGTCGTGACCTACATCCTGACCCTGAACGGGCACACAGCAAAGCACTGGCACAACGCCTTGAGGAGTTGAAATTAATTTGTGATTGTCCAAATGCCGAGGAAATGCGTATTTTTCAGATTGCGGGTACTCATCCTTTTCCCCCATATTATAAATTGGGGGAAATTCACGGTGATTTACTATGTGTTTTTCACACGTTTTGGATAAATTTTGTACAAAAGATTGCTGGATTGAATGGTCAGGAACATATGCAATTTTTTTCGATAATTCAGAATCAAACTTTTTCAGTTTATTGATAAATATGCCATCGAGCATATTTTTTAAGGTCAGCGAATCATTGGCAGTAATGTCACCAAATGCAGTCAATGCATGAATTTCTTCATCAAGCGCCGTTTTTGCTTTAAACACGTGAACAGCATTAGGGGCGATTTCATTATCGAAATCTTTAATCTGCTCGATGATCTTAAATAGTGGATTCATGTCAGCAATCCCCCATGTTTTCTTGTAATTCTTTGTTGGCTGCCTTATATGTTTCTAGGTATGCATCAATTAATGAATGATCATAAGACCATTCGTAACAGACCAGCGCCAAGTGAGATAAGCATTTTTGCGTTGAAAAAGCGGGTACAAATGCGTCCAATGTTGGGCGACCATGATCAGAAATGATTTTGGCGATGTCATTGAAAGCAGATTGCAAATATTCTTGTCGTGTTTGAAATATTATTTGTGCCATTTATGCCACCACTGGGAGGGAGCCAAGTTTTTTCTTGATGCGATCTAAAGACCTAGGTTGATCAATACCATCTATAAAACGGCACTTATGAGCAAAAGTAGATTTCTGAACGTATTCTTTGAAATACTTTTGGCGCAATTCATGAGAATCAGCATTAATAATGCTTTTTTCGAGTTCTCGAAGTTCAGAACGAATTTGATTCTTCAT